GTAATTGAAATTGCGTCTTGGTGATTAACTATAGCTTCCGCTGCAATAACAAGAGGCGAGAAAATAGCGGGATTTTCAAACGTAGCTGCATTATCAGTCCAATCTTGATCAGCATAAACCCACTTTCTTGCGCTGAATTGCGTAGGGGCGCGACCCGCTGCGTATTCTGTATCGGCACTATTTACGAACCTTGCCCAAATGACTGCATTATCTGGGATGTCGCTCATTGCAGAAAGTAATGGATTTGCGGCCAAGAAAGCAGTGTTTAATGCGGCTTGGACTGTAGAGGTGTTATCTCTTGGATCAATATTTTCTACAATAATATCCGACCCGTTTAGCGTAACTATAAGACCGCTTTGCCCTTGTGCACCCTTTTTGCCTACGCCAATCCTATACCATTGAGAAAGCACATCAATATTACCCTCGGAAGATTGCAAAGTGCCTTCCATAAAGTAATAACCGCCTGATGTAGAAAAACCTCCCGCTACTCCAGATGGAGTATACCAACCCCAATTTTGATCATTTTCGTAGATTAAAATTCCGCTGCCGCCTGTGCTTACAGCTTGCGTTAGATCAGTGTCTAAATTTATTAGGCTTGAGAGATCACTAGCGAGTGCGCGGCCATCTTCGTCCAATCTGATATAAATAGTTGAGGGGAATGGTCCATCGCTTGCTTGGGTATCTGGATCTGACGCAGAAACACCAAAATATATTCTGCCATTTTGGTTTGGGGTGGTATCGCTTGTAGAGTTATAATAAGCATTCGATGTCATTACTGGGACACCTGTTAATCCCTGCACATCAGCCGCAACCGTTCCGCTTCCCGCTGGGGATAGCTTAGCGGCTATTTCTTGGGGTGTAGTCGTAGGAGGGTTTCCAGAAAAATCTTTCGCAAGAAGCTTATAATAATGAGTTGTGTTCTGCGTAAGCCCACTATGAACAAGGCTAGTACCCGCAGATGTTCCAATCAAAGAATATGTGCCGCTGCTTGAAGTGCTATGGTAAACTTCCATAGAAGCAAAATCAGATGGAAAGTTATATCCTTTCCATGAAACCTCTAATTGCTTTACGCCCGCCGTTACGGTTGGGGCGCTTGGAATATCAGGAGCGGTTGTATCCTTTACCGCCGTTGCATTGATTGTTGCGTATGCCCCCGCGTTTTCGTTGACCGTAATAGCCCTGACGCGAAAATTGTAGGTTGTACCCGCCGTTAAGGGTTCGATCTCTATGGCGTTATTTGGCGCAATCGTTGAGGAATAATTTGAAAGACTGCTCGGCTTCCACTGCACTTCATAGTGTCTAATCTGAGCGTTTGAAACTGCGTTCCACGAAAGGACAACCCGCGACATTGTGGTCCCATCCGTCTGCAATGTTGAGGCAAGGGTAGCTGCCAAACCTGATATTGCCAGCCCAGAAGTGTTATCACCAAGGCTTGTGTTATTATGCGTAATGGCTTGATATTCATCCGCGCTCACTGACCATTGATAAACGGTAGGTGAGGTTTCTTGTAGGTTCAAACTCACAGAAGGATTAGAGCCATCAAGGCCGCTCATCTTCCAACCCATTACCTTGAACTGCTTTCCTTGCTGTTGGGTTGGGTCTGTTTCTTCTGGATCTTCTATCCAGCCATATCTTTTTAACCTTAATTCTATTGTATCTCCCACTTGAACAGAAAAAGCTTTCTCAAGTGTAAATGTCGCTGTAACAGATATTTGCTCGCGGCCAACAAAAAGAACCTGTTTCGCAAGACGCTGCGCCGTTGCACTGTTAGTTGTTAATGGAAGCGTAAGATCAAGCACACTTTCTTGACCATTATCTTCTGAAAGACTTGGGATCTGCTGTTGTGGGTAATCTGTAGGGATATATCTTCCACTAGCCGACCCATCTATAAATGTTCCCTTAACTGTGTTTACCGTATCACGCCGTGAGAAGCGCGTGGAGACGCCGATGTCACTGATAATATCGTCATACCCAAAAGCGTTTGCCCCACTTACAGATGCGTCTGGTGAAGTGTACGCGCCAGCTAAAAGCCGCCACTTACCTTGACCATAAAATAAGGTTCCGTTCAGCGTTGTCATAAACGCATTTAAATTCTGTTGCGGGGTTCCCCCAGTTGTAACGGTTCCATTTATCTTGAAAGAGTTTTCCTCAACGCCAGATGTACCCGTTGAGGCGCAAGCTGCGATCGCTGTTGCGATCATATCATCGTCAATAGATGTTTGCTCTGCACCAACGCCAAAATCAGAAGTAAGATAATCCCTAATAGCAAGCGCTGGTTCGTCAGAATATTGCCATGTGGTGGGGTCATTGGTTCTGTGGGTGCTAACCCCTAGAGAATTATCGTAAGCGCTACTGGTGCTGTCTTTTCTTGGGTCATAGACCTTTTTGCCGCGAACCTTTGCGGTTATCAGTGGAGTGCCGCCTGAGAAAGTATCGGCGTCATATTCCATCCTTATATAAAGGCAAGCAATCCCCTGCCCTTTAAACGTGCTGTTTATATCCGTGGGCTTGTGGGTCAGGCTTTGAAGATCGCTATAAACATTCTGAGTTGGGGAGCCTGTAAATTTCTTAATATAAATTTTTTGGTTCCAGTTTGTTCCACCCGCGCCAGTGGTCACATAACCCTCTGAACCAGAGGCGAAACTGACGATTTCATCTTGTATATAAATATCACCGATACTGTCGACTTCATGCCCAGCTAAAATTAAAAATCTGTGCAAATATTTATTGTCAGAACTTACTTCTGCATATGTGATTAAGCCGCCTTTTCTGGTTTCTCCATAAACAAGGTCAAAATCCCCCACTGGATCAATCTGGTTTGTTAGCCCCCTAGAAGCCCCGCCTTGATTTAAACCTTTCAGTTTATCATCAAGGGCCGCGCTAAGGGCAACGGCGCTGACAGTTGCGACAACGGCAACCCCTACCGCGTAAGTGACCGCTGCGCTTGCCGTGACACCCGCTGCACTAAGAACAATCGCACCTACTACCGCCATCAGTTCAACCTTTTAGAAAAATTGTTTTCGATATGAGTATAACCCATTCTATCAAGGAGCGCATCAAATGGTTTGTGGATCTTCGTATTCACAATCAAAACAGAAACGCCATCTTCTTTAAGGAATTTCTCAGCCACCTTCAAAAGCTTCATCCCCGCTAAACCCTTTCGATATTCTGGGTGCAAAAACAAAACATCATTATAAGCAAAAATATGGTCTTTGTAGTGCATTGATCTTTGTGCAAGAACCACAAAATACCCAACTAAAACCCCATCATCACGGGCAGTAAATACCTTTAAAATGCCCTGCGCTTCTGCCGCTTCGTATTGATCCCAATCAGGATTGAGTTTGATTTCGTCTTGATTGAGCGCAATTTGCTCCCAGTGAAGCTGAATGAGAGCTTGGATCTCAATATAAACAGAAGATAAAAATTCCTGTTGGTATTTCATTCAACACCTTTGCCCCAATCTATTTTCTTGTCCTGCAAATCTTCAACAAAAGAAAAAAACGTATCACCAGAATAAAGGTTTGAATGACTTTCTTGAGTGTATCTAAATGGCCTTGTTCGCTGCAAATCAATAAGCTTGCTTTCAAGCTTGGCTTGGATCGTAGATGTTTCTGGGCCATCTTGGATTAAAAGCTGATCCATATAGCCCTCAAACATATTAGTCAGGTTCGCGTTTCCCTGCACCCCAAAATAAACATACGCTGAGCGCCCGTGATATTCGTGAGCGAGCGCCGCAGTAACTATTGAGGTAGGGATGCCCGATAAAGTCAAACTTATGCCTGTGGCCTTTAAATCAGCCACTTCCTCAAGCCCAGATATTTGCAATAATTCCCCAGTGCCATAATAAGTTTGACTGTTAAGGGTTGTCGTTCCCACCCCCGTCCAAAACCGAAGGGGCGCGGCGGCGCTTGTGCTTGGATTGTAGAAGTTCAACTCAATCGCATAGAAAAGCTTTACCTCTGGTTGAAGCAAAGCTGTCTTGATTGTCGAATTAATATTTCTTGGCATGATGCCCCCTTATTTTTTTGCAGGGGCTTTCTTGCGCTTGGCTTTTGTTTCTTCTGGCCCCGCGTTGCCCTGCACCTCAATGGCTGCGCCGCGTTCAATCATAGACTTCGCCAGTTTCTTTTGCCAAGGCTTATCTAAAGGCAGAACCTCGCCCACCATATATTTTCGGGCTTCTGTTCCTGATGCGTTGCTTTCACCAGCCACGCTATAAATCATTTGTACTTGCTTCATAGATCCACTCCTTGAAGGGTGAGGGGGGCGGGTGGACGCTCCCCTCGTTTGCTCTTTATGAAGTTGCGTGTTTCAGAACGCGCATAGCTTCGGCAAGAACCACTTTACCACCGACACGGCGGCGAGCGATATAACGGACAAGGCCCGTTGCCGCTTGGCTGTATGGGTCACGCAATACTGAAAGCGCAACACGATCAACGATCATATATCCGCGACGGAAGTCACCGATTAGAACAGATTTCGCGCCAGAAGCCGCATCTGCTACATCAGGGGCTTCCACATATGGGATACCGATGATTGTGTTTGGAGCGCCAGACTGACCAGAGAAACCAGTTTGGAAAATGTACTGGCCCGCTGTGTCTTTCAACTTACGGATTATGCCCAAAGTTGCGCGGTTGAACATCATTGTAGCGTTGGCCGCATACTCTGATTTCAAGCCGTGAACCAAGTCCATCAGGTTATCGGTAGAGATTGCCGCTGATGCTGCACCTGTGGCGGTGTGGGCAACGGTGTTCCCGTTTGTGATACCTGTTGGCTTGTTTGTGCCATTACCAGCAATGAACGCTGCGCCTTCGCCCTTAGCAAACTGCTCTGCGAACTCTTGGTTCATTTCTGCTTCCATGTTGAA